ATGAAGAAGAATTTCAAAGAGCAGCCGCCGAGGATGCTAATAGTACTCCTTTAAAATTAACACCTAGCATGTCCTACTATAGTTACTGATATGGCAAGATACGCAACAGGAAAAAAAGCATGGGGTTTTTCAGATCGTTCTGGNTTTCGTTATCGCTTGCGAGAAATGAAAACCGAATGGAATGGTTTGAAAGTAGGTCCCGATGAGTATGAAGAAAAACATCCTCAATTAAAACCTAATCAGCCAGGCCCCGATCCGACAGCCTTGTACCAACCACGACCACATCAAGATAAAGAATTAAGAATTTTTGCAGTTTACACAAGCACGGGTAACGGGATCATAGGAAAAAAGTTGACAAGTTATGAGGCTACGGCTAATGTTGGAACAGTTACAGTGAGTACATCATGAGTTTTACATTAACAACATTAAAGCAATCCATTCAAGATTGGACACAAAATAGTGAGACAACTTTTGTGAATGAATTAGATTTCATTATAAAAAACGCAGAAGAAAGAATCTTTAAAACTGTTGATTTAGACTATTTTAGAAAAAATGTAACTGGTTCAATGAGTAGTGGTAATCAGTTTCTACAAAAGCCTTCAGATTATTTAGCCTCATTTTCCTTATCGTTTGTAAATGCAAGCAGTGAAAATGTATTTCTTTTACAAAAAGACGTAAATTTTATACAAGAATATAACCCTAATCCATCAACTACTGGAACACCTAAATATTATGCTTCTTATGATNTAGACAATTATATTGTAGGTCCTACTCCAGATTCNAATTACACTGTAGAACTACACTACTTTTACAGACCTGCATCAATAACAACTGATGACAGTGGAACAACATGGATAAGTGAAAATGCTTCAGATGCTCTTTTATATGCTTGTCTAGTTGAAGCTTACACCTTTATGAAAGGTGAGGCAGATATGCTACAATTGTATACACAAAGATACGGAGAAGCCATAACCAGACTTAAAGTTTATGGTGAAGGTCAAGAAAATAGCGATGCTTACAGAGATGGATTACCTAGAGTCAAACGACAGTAAGGTAGCCGTGTGAAAGATAAAAGTGTAGCAATTGTTGGGCTAGGTAATAGCTTTTCAGAATATATATTAGCAAAAATTAGAAGTGAACATTTTGATGAGGTCTGGGCAATAAATTCTATGTCTGGTGTTATTTATCATGACAAAGTATTTATGATGGATCCACCTTCTCGTTTCTTGGATCAAAAGTTTGCAGGTAAGCAAACAGATATTATGAAACAAAGATTAGAAGCTAAATTAAATATACCTATATTTTCATGTGTCTTAGACGAGAGATGCCCCGATGTTGTTGAATATCCATTGCAAGAAGTTCTTGAAAAAACTAAATATGCATACTTAAATAATACTGTTGCTTATAGTATTGCTTATGCTGTAGCACAAGAGGTATCCGATATTCATTTATATGGTATCGATTTTACTCATAAAAATGTAGCTTTCGCTGAAGCGGGTAGGGGTTGTTGTGAGTTTTGGTTAGCCATAGCTACTGCAAAAGGAATAAAAATTCATATAGCACATAATTCTTCTTTATTGGATACCAATGTTCCAGATGATCAAAAATTATACGGCTATCACAGATTAGACGATCCTATTGTTTCAACAGTAACTCAAGGTAGCATGTTGATTACACGAAAGTCTAAGCTAGAACCACCAGACCCGATAGAGGAACAACCTAACATCGTAGGTAGAGAAGATATTCCAGGAATAACATATGAGGAGTAAAAATGTTTGAATTAGGTGTAAGCAGTATAGGAAGTGTTAACGTAATGACTTCTGACAAAGGAGGTCTATCAAATGAACAAGTTGCTGATTTAGCCGTAGAGAAGATAGTTAGTATATCTGACGAGGCTCCAGCTCATATTAGGCAACAAGCTAATCAATTTAGAGAACACCTAAAGCGTGTACTGTATCACTACCTGCTCTTGGCAAGAAAAGAAGAGCGTGGTACTATAATACAAGCTTTAAAATCAAGTGGTCATAAAGAAATGGCTGAATATATAAGGAGATTATAACATGGCTATAGCCCAAGCAATGTGTACATCATTTAAACAAGAATTGATGTTAGGAACACATAACTTTGCGACAAACGGAAATGCTTTTAAATTAGCACTTTACGCAGAAGGTGGAGGTGGTAAGTCTTCTACTACTGCAACACTAGGAGCTGCGACAACTGCTTTTACAACAACTGGTGAAGTTGCAAATAGTGGAAGTTATGCTGCTGGTGGTGGAACTTTAACAAAAGTAGCCCCGGCTACTTCTGGCACAACTGCTTTTACAGATTTTTCTGATTTAAGTTTTACTACTGCAACAATTACAGCTATGGGTGCATTAATATATAATGACACAAATAGTGATAAAGCTGTATGTGTGCTAGATTTCTCATCTAATAAAACATCTACTTCTGGAACATTTACAATACAGTTTCCAACTGCCGATGCTTCAAACGCTATAATTCGTATAGCTTAAAGTAAACCGTTATGGCTAACGGTTGGGGTCAAGGTGCTTGGGACGCTGTAGGTTGGGGAGGTATTGGTAATCTCTCTTTTGCTATTACTGGCGTTGCAGGTACTGGTCAAGTTGGAAATGAAGGTGTTGGTGGTACTTCTCTTGTTGTTGAAACGGGTCTAGAAGCAACTGGTTCTGTAGGAACTGTTGTTGCAACTAGTGTATTCGTATTTGGTGCAAATGGAGTTGTTGCAACTAGTGCCGTTGGTAATGTGCTACCCAAAATACCAATTACTTTTTCTGTCACGGGTGTGTCTGGCACAACTCAATTTCTATCTGGTTGGGGTAGTGATGATTTTGGTAATCATATCTGGGGTGGTGGTGTTGCCGCTATTCCTGGACAAGATGTTGTTCCTTCTACAAATGTAGGGACAAGTGCCGTAGGCTCCGTAAGTTTAGTCGGATCTGCCGTATTTTCTGTCACGGGTGTTGCTGGGTCAAGTGCCGTAGGCAATGAGGTTGTCGATGCTCAAATGCGACATGTTGTCACTGGATTAGCAGGAACGGGAGCCGTTGGTAATACAGCAGAAACGGGAACAAGCAAGGTATTTCCTTCTACAAATGTAGGCACAAGTGCCACGGGCACTAGTATTATAATTACATCTACTGGTGCACCAACAACATTTGTTATTGGAACAACGGCATTAGGTAGTGAATCAGTAACAGCTGATTCAAATTTATCGGTTACATTAGCGGGAATGGAAATTGGTGCAGGAGACCTTGCAATCAGTGGTGGTTCTGTGTTATCTTTGACAGGACTTGAAGCTACAGGTGGCACTGGAGAAGAACAAGTTTATGGATTAATTACGCCAACACAATTGGCAAATTGGATTGAAAGGGCAGCATAATGGCAACATATGTGAATAACCTCAGATTAAAAGAAATCGCAACTGGCGATGAATCGGGAACATGGGGTGCTTCGACAAACACCAACCTAGAATTACTCGGTGAAGCTTTAGGTTTTGGAACAGAGGGTATAACGACAAATGCAGATACTCATGCAACCACAATAGCGGATGGTGCAGCAGATGCGGGAAGGGCCTTATACATAATATACACTGGGACATTGGATTCAGCTTGTACTATTACTATTGGTCCGAACACAATGAAGAGAGTCCATATAATTAAAAATGGAACAAGTGGATCGCAAAACATTCTTATCAGTCAAGGTTCTGGTGCAGACATTACAATCGCCGCAGGACAAACTAAGGTTGTTTCTTTAGATGGAGCAGGAAGCGGAGCGGCTGTCACAGAAGTTTTTTCTGCCTTATCCTTAGTAAGTCCTAGTTTGACCGGAACTCCATTGTCTACAACGGCTAATGCAGGAACAAACACAACACAAGTCGCAACAACTGCTTTTGTAACGACTGCCGTAGGGAATGCAGAGCCTTTTCCACAAGGTACATCAATGTTGTTTCAACAAACCTCTGCACCAACTGGTTGGACAAAATCAACAACACATAATGATAAAGCACTAAGGCTGACATCTGGAACAGTAGGAACTGGTGGTAGTGTAGCTTTTACTACTGCGATGGCAACTCCTGCCGTTAGTTTGGGTAGTGTTACTGGTAATCCTGGAAGCAATTTAGCAGTCGGGGCTGGAAACTTAGCAGTTAGTATGAGTGGAAATATTTCAGCTACAACTCTAAGTACGGCTCAAATGCCATCACATACTCACCAATTCCAAGGAGCGTCGGCTAGTGGTAATCAAAGACAATATTTTAATGCCGCGACATTTGGTAATCCTACTGCTAATCCAAATCCTAATCCAACATCCACTGCAACTGGTGGTGGTCAATCTCACAATCACGGACACAATTTAAGTGGTAGTGTGTCTGGTGATCCAGCTATTAGTGGTAATGTAACTGCTGGAAACTTAGCGGTAGCAAGTTCTACTGCCACAATTAATGTACAATATGTAGACTTTATTATAGCTAATAAGGATTAATATGCAGTTAAAGGTTGAGGAAAACTGTCCATTACATAACTTCAAAAAGTGTAAACAATTTAAATGTGCATGGTTTGTTCAAATGAAAGGCACTAGTCCTAATGATGGTAAAGAAGTAGATGAATATGCTTGTGCTATTGCATGGTTGCCTTTGTTACTTGTTGAAAATGCAACACAAGCAAGACAAACTGGAGCGGCGGTGGAATCATTTAGAAATGAAATGGTAAAGGCAAATGATTCTAATAGAAATATTTTAGAATTGTCAAAAGTTTTAGAGATTAGAAATAATGGGGGAATGAAACAATGAATGATATGACAAAGGTAAGGAATCTTAGTTTTATATCTAACTATGAAAAGTTCGCTTCAGATGACTATTGTGAAAGAATGATAGAGGCTTGGGAAAGAATTTATGCAAATTCATCATTACGAGATGGTGGTATGGATGGCACTATTAGTAATGGAGGAGTAGAGCACAGAAAAGATTTTGCACTTTTCTTTGATGAACACGAAAAAAATGATACTAAAGATTTGCAAATAGAAACAAATAAGATACTAGATGAAGGTTTAAAAAAATATGGTGCTGAATATCCATCACTTGAAATGAAAAACTTTTATAGTAAGAGAATTAAAGTACAAAAAACTCCACCAAAAGGTGGATTTCATACATGGCATTGTGAACATCATTCTGGGGAAGCATCTTCCAGAATTTTAACATGGACAATATATTTAAATGACATACCAGAAGGTGAAGGTGAGACAGAATTTTTCGAGTATGGTGTAAAACTGCAACCTAAAAAGGGTTCGGTTTGTTATTTCCCTTCTTCATTCACACATACACATAGAGGTAATCCAGTCTACACCCACAATAAATACATAGCAACGGGTTGGTATTACATAGCCTAAAGGAGATAAAAATGGCAAAAATAAGTTATATAAGAGAAGGCGAACAAGATGGTCAGGCACAACTTTATGTAGATGATGTAGTAATAGAATCGTCTACTTTTAGAACTGGTATTGCTGATAATATTCATGCTATTCAGTGGAATGGTTCTTCTGGTGAAGTTGAGTATAATGATGGTACAAAAAATTTAAGTATATCTGATATTTCTTCTTATGATTTTGAAACAAAGTTTGCAACTGAAAAGAAAGCTATAGCAGATGCAGAGGCAAAAGCAGATTCAGATTCAGTAGCAAAATACACCTATGTAGAAAAAAGAGTTCTTGAATACCCAAGTATTATAGACCAATTAGATGACATTTATCATAATGGAATTGATGGTTGGAAAACTACAATCAAAGCAGTCAAGGACAAATATCCTAAATAAGAAACGATGGGATAATTAAAAATGCCTTTAACAAGTTTAAAATTCAAACCTGGAATAAACAGAGAGGTCACTTCTTACTCTAATGAAGGAGGCTTTTTTGACTGTGAAAAGGTGCGATTCTACACAGCCTTCCCACAGAAAATAGGTGGGTGGATAAAATATTCTGCTAACCAATACTTAGGAACGGCAAGAGCTCTTCATAATTGGATAGCCCTTGATGGTTCAAACTACATGGGTGTTGGAACACACTTGAAGTATTACATAGAACAAGGTGGTACATATTTTGATATCACCCCTATAAGAAAAACAGTAACTAACGCTATTACTTTTTCGGCTTCAAACGGTTCTTCTAATATAACGGTAACAAACACTTCTCACGGAGCGGTACATTCTGATTTTGTAACTATTTCAGGAGCAGTTAGTTTAGGGGGTCTTATTACAGCAGATGTATTAAACCAAGAGTACCAGATAGCTTCTATAACAAACGCTAACTCTTTTGTTATTGTAGCAAAAGACACTAGTGGAAATACTGTTACAGCAAATGCCTCAGATAGTAATAATGGTGGTTCGGGTGTTGATGGTGTTTACCAAATAAATGTTGGACTAGACACGGGTGTTGGAGGTAATGGTTGGGGAGCTGGAGGTTTTGGCGGAATAAACGCAGATCTGACTACTTTTGGTTGGGGTGAATCTGCAGACGTAGGAACACTTGCAGAGTTAAGGCTATGGACACATGATAATTTTGGTGAGGACTTACTGATAAACCCAAGAGACGGAGCAATTTTTTATTGGGATAAATCTGATAATCTAACCACTCCAGCTGTTCTACTTTCAAGTGAAAGTGGTGCTTCTGATGTACCTACGGTAGCAAAACAAATAATGGTTTCCGATATAGACAGACATATAATAGCGTTTGGTACAAATACTCTTGGTACAACTATTCAAGACCCTTTACTTATACGATTTAGCTCGCAAGAGTCTTTAACTAAATGGACTCCTGACACTACAAACACAGCAGGAGACTTACGTTTAAGTAGTGGTTCTACCTTTGTACAAGCTGTAGAAACCAAACAACAAATATTAGTTTTTACTGACAGAAGCCTTTTTAGTATGCGATTTATTGGTCCGCCTTTTACTTTTGGATTACAAGAACTTTCTAAAAACATTTCTATAATGAGCCCAAACTCCGCTGTTGCTGTAGATGATATAGTAATTTGGATGGGAAAAGAAAGTTTTTACATTTATACTGGAAGATCTCAACAGATAGCTTGTACTGTTAAGGACAAAGTATTTTTAGACTTTAACTTTTCACAAAGTGACAGAGTTGTATCAGGTGTAAACTCTCAATGGTCAGAAATCTGGTGGTTTTATCCTTCCGCTAGTTCTGAAGAAAACAATAAATATGTTATTTATAATTAT